AAGCGGAAGCAGCAAAGGAACAGGAAGGGGGGGTGGTGGAAAGGGAAGCGGCAAAGGAACAGGAAGGGGGGGTGGTGGAAAGGGAACAGGATTCTGTAGAACAGGAAGAGGAAGCAATGGAAGTGGAAGCAATCAACAAGGACAATGAGGTGAAAGGGAAACGAATGAGAACTTCATACTACGACCCGGATGTTCATGGTAGCTCAAGCAAAGATGTATTTGAAGAATCGCCAGCAAAGAGGAGGAGGGGGAGGCCTCCCAAGGTACAAAACAACATCGCTGTCGAGTCGCCCGTCAAAAACACAGAAGTTGTGGAGAAGAGGGGTAGAGGCAGACCCCCTAAGACTTCTGCGACGCCCGTCAAAAACACAGAAGTCACAGAAGTTGGAGAGAAGAGGGGTAGAGGCAGACCTCCCAAGAGTCCTGAGACTCCCGTCAAAAACACAGAAGTTGGAGAGAAAAGGGGTAGAGGCAGACCTCCTAAGACTCCTGAGAATCCCACAAAGGTAGCAGTCAAGAAAGCTGTTGTGCCTTCGAGGATGGTAATTGACTATGACAAAATAACATCATCTATCTCAAAGATTACCAGAGACATCGCCATCATAAAAAATAACACGAAGGACATCCATATCATCAGGAAGCTTGTTTGTGATATTCTTGATGTTCAACAATCTATACTGGATGACGTTGAAGCATGCGATGATGGACATGATGGCAATACGAGAGAAGACGAGGAGGATGGCGAAGATAATGAGGGAGACGATCCAGAGGATGACGATGAAGACGATGATGAGGATGATGAGGAAGACGATGATGATGATGATAAGGGAGACGATGATGAGGAAGACGATCTGGAGGATGGTGAGGAAGACGAGGATGGCGACGAGGATGATGAGGGAGACGAGGAAAACGACGAGGATGATGAGGGAGACGAGGAAGAGAAAAGTACGATTTACGATGACATTGCATATGGGGGAAAGTTTTACAGCATATGATATGTCATATAGACTAGATGATGGAAAGCCTTAGAGCGTACACAGTTTTGAAATAAAAAGATGTGTTGAAACTTACTATATTTGTCATATCACACATCAAGTTTCACAACATCTCGTGTTCTTATTACAACACAGGCATTTATAATTTCGTCAATGCTATTCCAGAAATACCCCAGTTGTCATACATTGTACTGGAGTTTAGGGTGTAGGTCGTTTGTCTAAACCTTAAAACATCATTTCCTATAGAATTTGTGTGTACGCTTGTTAACGATATATTACGTAGAGTCCAATTTACATAGTTTCGTGGATCACCAGTCATGGTGTTTAATGTTGTAAAACTACTTCCTTCATTATTTGAATATTCGATCACAAAATTTTCATTGCTGTCAGTTCCTTCACCACCATTGAGTCCGTTGCCTTGAATAATCTGGAATGATAGATTTTCGTATTTTCTTAAATCTAAAACTGTTGTTTGAATATATCTGGTCCCTGAGTTTGACGCATACCGATAATGAGTGACATACCCTGTTGGGTTTCTAAATCCTCCAGTCCCGCCACTACCACTTCCCCCAGTCCTAAATATTACTCCACCGTGTTGACCACCATTAAATATACCAGAAGATTCTGCAGTAATTAGGTTACCGCCTCCAAGCGTTACTGTATACCCGTCTAGGTTGGTTGGTCCAAGAGATGTAATTCCTTTTTCAGCAGACTCATAATATATTGCATTTTTTACTTCGAATATTTTTTCCCATGTTGTGTTCTTACCATAAAATGTGTAATGTTTGGGTAACATTACGTTTTCTGCTTTTAAAATATTTATGCCATATAAATAAAATAAACTGTCCATTAAAAACTTTTGGTACTCACCATATGCAATTAAACCATCGACAACCAATTTTCTTTTTGGAAGACCGTAATAATACATATTTTCAGATTGTGTTATATCGGTTGGTGTATATTTTTGAATTGTATCAAAATTTGGATCATCACTTCCATAAAACTCTACTTCATATTCTAAAACACTTTCTGGATTTTCTGGATCATAATCGACTTGGTGTACAACAATTGCATATTCTTGATATTGAACAGGTGTAAAATTTGGGTGAGAAGATTTTGTCAATAGTAAATCATTCGTATCAGCATTGTAATATTCTATAGTGAAAGTATTTGGTTGCCAAATACCAAAAACAAAATCCAAAGATCCATTTGGAACAGGATCTACAATAGGTGTTATACTTATTCTGTCAAGACCCCAACCAATAAATTTGTGATATTTTTTTTCAAATTTAATATTCATATCACTTATAGAATTAATAGCATAAATATTAACATCTGTTCCATCAGTTGTTACAGATTCTAATTCAAAAGGAGCACTATCTTGACCATCTTTGACTTTACCCCCATTAATATCAAAAGTTATAGTAAAACTCATTTGTATATTTATTATTTATGAACAAAATCTTTAATCGTATCGATTTGCATTTTTAATTCTTTGATGCATTCTATTAAAACAGGGACAAGTCTTTCATAACACACCGTCAAATAATTAGAAGATGAATTTGAAATAGTTTGACCATTATCATTAACCAAACGATCAAATGGTGCTATCGATACAACTTCAGGGAATACATTTTGAACATCTTGTGCACTAACACCAATTTGTACATTATTATTTGAAATATTATATGAATGTGCCAAATCATTTGCAACATACCTGAAACAATCAATTTCCATAATTTTTTCAAGAGGATTATCAATATTTCCAAGCACATCCTTCAATCGAACATCTGAAAAACCTGCTGTGATATCTCCAGTAGAAGTAATATCTCCAGTAGCTGTAATATTTGTACATGATATGCCACTACATACAAGAGAACCGCTTGTTGTTATATTTCCAGTAGAATGTATTATACCAGCAACATCTAGTTTATACAACGCATTAGGAACAACTCCAATACCTAAGTTAGAAGTAGTATTATTATATATAATGCCTTCAGCAGATACCGCTCCAAAATTGTTGTTTTCAGTGTCAGCAGCACCAACTATGAGTTTAGTCGATTCAAACGTTGGTTTCAAATCCAAATGATTATAATTCAAAAGGCTTGTCCCAATATAAATGTTGGAATCTATATCAAGTCGCAGATCACCGGAAGAATGTATATCACCGGCAACATCTAGTTTATATAACGCATCAGGAACAACTCCAATACCTAAGTTAGAAGTAGTATTATCATATATAATGCCGTCAGCAGATACCGCTCCAAAGTGGTTGTTTTCAGTGTCAGCAGCACCAACTATGAGTTTAGTCGATTCAAACGTTGGTTTCAAATCCAAATGATTATAATTCAAAAGGCTTGTCCCAATGTAAATGTTGGAATCTATATCAAGTCGCAGATCACCAGAAGAATGTATATCACCGGCAACATCTAGTTTATACAACGCATCAGGATCAACTCCAATACCTAAGTTAGAAGTAGTATTATTATATATAATGCCATCAGCAGATACTGCTCCAAAGTGGTTGTTTTCAGTGTCAGCAGCACCAACTATGAGTTTAGTCGATTCAAATGTTGGTTTCAAATCCAAATGATTATAATTCAAAAGGCTTGTCCCAATATAAATATTGGAATCTATATCAAGTCGCAGATCACCAGAAGAATGTATATCACCGGCAACATCTAGTTTATATAACGCATCAGGAACAACTCCAATACCTAAGTTAGAAGTAGTATTATCATATATAATGCCGTCAGCAGATACCGCTCCAAAGTTGTTGTTTTCAGTGTCAGCAGCACCAACAATGAGTTTAGTCGATTCAAACGTTGGTTTCAAATCCAAATGATTATAATTCAAAAGGCTTGCCCCAATGTAAATGTTGGAATCTATATCAAGTCGCAGATCACCAGAAGAATGTATATCACCGGCAACATCTAGTTTATACAACGCATCAGGAACAACTCCAATACCCAAGTTAGAAGTAGTATTATTATATATAATGCCGTCAGCAGATACTGCTCCAAAGTTGTTGTTTTCAGTATCAGTGGCACCAACTATGAGTTTAGTCGATTCAAACGTTGGTTTTGAGGATATGTCGCTATATGATGGTATAAAGTTTTCTGGATTGTAAACATATTGTGATAGGTTAGAAGCATTCTCTGCTAACTCATTTGAAGAATTTAGAACATAATTTGAAATATTTGTAGACCTTTCTTGAGTGTAATATTTATTCAAATTTCCTTCTAATAGATCGTCTGTGTCATAATTTGTAAAAAGATATGTCAAATTGCTTCCACATCCTGAAAATTGCGAAGATTCAACAGTAGCATTGTGAAAATCTACGTCACCTCCTGTTTTAATAGTCATTACATTTTTTACAACATCAGTATCTGATTTTGTTTTTATCGAAACAAAAATGCTATCAGGATCAAGTGTAGTAGAACTCAAGTAAGATTTAGTGACTGAAAATGCTGGATTATCAATATCTGTTGTAAGAATTTCCAAATTTTCTGTTTCATATTTATTTGTATTAATAGTTGTAGTTTCACCTGTAATAATTAAATTTGAAGCTTTTAATTCAGTTGCTGTTATAGTGCCACTTGACACTAAATTTGATACAGACATATCGCCATTTACTTGCAAAACATAATCATTATCTAAGGGTTTTGTTCCTATTCCTACATTTTTGTTACTGCTAATATTAAATATGATATTGTCACCAGAATGTTCTGTAACATGTATATTGACAAAATCTGCTGATATATTTTCTCGTACAATTTCAAAAGATTCTTGAAAATCTGTTTTTGTTTCAATTTTGACAGATGATGTCAAAACAGGCGATACGTTAACAACATTTCCTTGAAATTCCACATTTCCTAAAAAATGTATATTAGAAGATGTCATAATAATGTTACATGTAAGTTCGTTACCAATATTTGCATGTTCTCCTAATAAATCTACATCACCGCGTATTATCAATACTTTATCTTGATCTACAGTATATTCTTCATTGACAATGTATTTATTACTAGTTCCTTCAGGTAGTTGATCAGTAGTCTTATCAGTAAGGTTAACATTGGATACAAGAGATGCATCACCAGAATATATTCCAGAAATTGATACATCACCTACAACTTCAAATTTGTCATTAATTGTTGAATACACATCGTTGACAATGTATTTATTAATAATTCCTTCGGGTAGTTGATCAGTAGTCTTATCAGCAAGGTTAACGTTGGATACAAGAGATGCATCACCAGAATATATTCCAGAAATTGATACATCACCTACAACTTCGAATAAATCATTAATTGTTGAATACACATCGTTGACAATGTATTTATTACTAGTTCCTTCAGATAGTTGATCAGTAGTCTTATCAGCTAGGTTAACGTTGGATACAAGAGATGCGTCGCCAGAATATATTCCAGAGATTGATACATCACCTACAACTTCAAATTTGTCATTAATTGTAAAATACACATCGTCAACAATGTATTTATTGCTAGTTCCTTCGGGTAGTTGATCAGTAGTCTTATCAGCAAGGTTAACATTGGATACAAGAGATGCATCACCAGAATATATTCCAGAAATTGATACATCACCTACAACTTCTAATAAATCATTAATTGTTGAATATACATCATTGACAATGTATTTATTACTAGTTCCTTCAGGTAGTTGATCAGTAGTCTTATCAGCAAGGTTAACGTTCGATACAAGAGATGCATCACCAGAATATATTCCAGAGATTGATACATCACCTACAACTTCAAATTTGTCATTAATTGTAAAATACACATCGTCAACAATGTATTTATTGCTAGTTCCTTCGGGTAGTTGATCAGTAGTCTTATCAGCAAGGTTAACATTGGATACACGAGATGTGTCACCTTGAAAATAATTTGCAGATATAGTGGTGCTTTCAATATCTTGACTACTTTTTATAGAAATAGAATTAATGTTTGGACAGTACAATTTTTCTTTGATTGATAAATCATAATCAAGACTTGGCTCAACGCCCAAACCAGTGAATCCACCATCGCGAATTTTAAATACATTGGAACCATTATCAATAACAGTTAGTAAATCATATTGTTCATATTCTATAACAGTAGGAAGTATTTTTTCAATTTTGACACCAGTAGAAGCATCTGGTCCTGATCCAGATAATGTGAAATCTATATATTGTAAACTATTTACAGAAAAATTTGATGTTTGTAAATTCCAGCTTTCTGCGCCAAAATATAAAGATTGATTGTAAAATTCTTCATAATTGGAATAAGCACCTACAAGAACATTTCCTAATCTATCACGTATTGCACCGTTTACAATAATGTTACAAGTAATAAGATCATTGCCGACAGTAACGTCACCATCTTTATCAATATTCAAAATAGTATTTTCTATCAAACGGTCTTGTGTAGCAGACTTAAATACAACAGATCCGTCTTTGCTGTAAATTTCATTTATTCTACCAAATTGATTTTCTTGTCCTAAAAGATCAACATTATTTTGTAAAATCATATGTGGGACGAAATCGAGTGTATTAACATGTAAATAAATGTTATCAATATTATCAACAAAATTATAAACATGATATTTGTCACTGATTGAAATATCAAGTTTGATAACTTGATCGAATATATCTATTTCTTGGTAAAATGTGAGATTTTTGAATTCAATATTAGTAAAATCATTTACAAAAGAATCTCTTATTTCTAAACCATCTGGGATTATTTTCAAAAATCCATCTATAAAACTATCAATGTTAATTACATTTGATGTTACATCAATTTTATTCAAGACGGATGATTGAGTTATATTCAAATCGTCTGTTATTATTGTTGGAGGTCCTGAAATTCCTGTAAAATAATTAAAGCGTTTTGTAATATTATCAACATCAATTGTAAATTCTTTTGTTTTGTAGTGAAATACATTGGAAGTAGTAACAAAATTTGAAATATTATCTGCGACTAAAACATCGTGAACAACATTTAATTGATAATTGTCGGGTGAAGTATCGGTATGTACTGAAACCTCTTGAATAATTATATTACTGTTTACATTTACAATGCTTTTATTTAATACAATAAACATTTCAATAGATGATGTAAGATCAGTATCGTCTACAGTTATAATATCATAATTGTAGTGATAAGTGTTACCATCTTGTGTGAACTCATGAACCTTATTCACAACAGTATTATGAAATTGAACATCAATTCCAGTATTAGAAACAATTGGTGTATATGAAAATGTATTACTTGTAGTGAAAACGCTACTCTGTAAGTCTATGTTGAAATATGGTTGATTAATGACTAAATCACTAGTAGTATACGTTATATCATCTACATCTAAAGGAATTTCAATAACATTGCTATTGGATATTTCTTTTTGTACAATGAAATTTGAATTACGAACCACATCATTATATATTAAATTTCCATAAATATCAACATTGGGAACATTATCTGCATCAACAACATATTTAATACCAGAATGATATGAATTGTCATTATATTGATACATATTTTGATCAGTATAAATAGTAGATTCAGCATCAGTATATTCAAGTTTTGTATTTTCGATACTAACAATTGTACTTCGTTGATTAAGCATAGTATCATCGTATCTGTTGGTAAGATTCATAGTACTTTCATTGTAGATACCTTTGGCATGTAAAGTATATTCTGGATCATCGACGTGTAGTCCAAATCGTTCTCTAGATAAAACAACAACATTTTTGACATTATTTTCATCTGGTAAATAAGAACCCGTTGAATAGCTATTTTGTATTACAAATTTATCATAGTTTTCTCCATATGAACCTTTTATAATCCAGAAATCATTATTAACACCGTCATGGTGATGTAAATTTATAGACGGATTATTTTCGGAGGTTACTTGTAAACCATATTTAACAGGATTATCAACATGAAGTGCAATATTTTGAGATTCTTCATTTGTAGAAAACTTACGTGTTCCTAAGAATATGTGGTTGTGTTCAATATTATAGTTATAGATTGAAATGGCGTCATTGAAATTATCAATGGTACCGGTATTATTAATGTAAGGTCGAATCTTAAAAACGGATTTCTGTGTTTCAGTATTGTTTGTTACTTCTAGTTTCACCGAACTGATTGTTTTATTAACAGCATTTAAATCATTAGTTGCAATTTCAACTGTTGCAAATTTTGTATTAATACTATTAGAAACAAATTTACCAACAATATCAGTTTTGTCAGTATTTTGATAAACAAAAAGTGGAATATCTTTTTGATAATTTTTGATAAAAGTTTGAAATCCGGTTTCACCTATACCGTCAGCATTGTATAAAGGTCTGTGACCAACAAAGAATGTATCTTCTGTAAGAACAGCTACTTTTTTACCTTTAATAACAACATCGTGTTGATTTGTAGATGATTGATCTCCAACGGGAGCAGGTTCATTAATTATATCATCAATTGCCGACTGAGAAATATTAATACCTTGACCATCAATAAGATAATTGAAGGAACTTGTTGCCCCTGGTGGATTAATAATATTAATATTACCATGAACATCTAAGTTTCCATAAATAGACATTGCACTTTTAGGGAAATCTTTGTTCGTGTAATCATAAATATTGGGGTTATTTATGTCAATATGATAGCTTGATTTATATTGGTCGGGTGCTTTATTTTTATCATAGTACATAGTCAACCCGTAATGTTCTGGATGTTGTGTACCGTCAGTATATCCTATTTGTAAAGGTCCAACCATAACATCGGTATCAATAGTATCTTTTTGTTGTGAATGACTTTTGTATATGAACCATTTATTAAGATTTACAAAGTCGAAAATATCTACACGATAAAGATCATATTCGCAAATATCAATACCACTATATATAGCACTATTTAGAGCACCACCTTGGCGATTACCCCTATAAATTCTGATAATACTATCATTATATTGTTTTTTAGAAAGATTTCTAACATTAAGAGGGGATTGAAAAGCGTTAATATCGGGTTGAGATGGATTTTGAATACCAATAGAAATAGAACTATTTATATATGAATAATTATTTTGTTCGTCAATAATTTTCAAGGTTGCTAGTTTCAAATTTTCTTCATAAAATCCCCCGTCAATTGCGTGAATACCTCCTGAGACATTCAGTCCTTTGAATGTGTTATCACCTTTTTCAGTTACATTTATTGTATATTTATCTACACCTTCTTCATCACTAAGATAGAAGAATGCTTGTGATTCATTACCAATATTGACAAAGTCTGGTTTTTTAGAAACAAAGAAAAGTGCTTTTTGTGGTGTATTATTTTTAGTTACATATAAATCTTGACACAAAATATCACCATTTACATGTAAATGTTTGAGAGGATCTTTTGTATTGACACCTATATTACCATTTTGATGGATAGTTAAATTTGGTGTAACGTCTTTAATGACGTTTCTGTCAATTCCAGTGTAGAAATAGATATTATGTAATTCATCGATAGCATTAGTGTTTATAATTAAACTTTTGTCGACAATTACACCGTCAACATCTGTAAAATTATGATGCCCGATGAGTACTTCAGGATTTACGAAAACTTCATCTTTCAAAGAGAAGTCTTTAATAGAAATTTCGTAAATTTCTGAATTATCTTTGATAATATTCAATTGGTCATTAAAAGTATCGTTTTCACTAACACCAACACCAAGTTTACCAGGAATGACCATATTTGATCCAGATGTGAAAGAAATGACTTCACTTGTTGCAAAAATCAAAATATTGCTACCATTGATATTGCTAGCATCTGCAATTGATGAATCAATCATAACAGGGTTTAAAGATTGAATATTAAGACGTATATCGTCGATTTTAATTCCACCTCTTGTTATCAATAAATCTCTTCCAACAATAACATCATTTTCAACATTTACATTTTCATCGATTTGAACTGTTTTATTAAAGAATGCGTTATTATTTACATTAATATCATTTACAATGGTGTTATTCTCAACGATGATATCTCCTTTAACATTTAACAAATTGTTTACTTCTAGTTTCAAACTATCATCGTCGTTTCCAATGTATAAATCAGAATTAAATTTAAAAGGACCAGCTGAATCAAAATCTCCCGGAATAATTTGACTTGCATCAAATGTTTTTCCGGTTTTTCGAATATAAATATCATCAATATGTTTAGTTTCTTCAGTGATATAATCATAAGTGTAAATATTGTCAATTTCAGCAGAACCAGAAACCCTCAATTTAGTATAATTGGAAAAGGTAAGATCGTCTCTTTCAATAACTCTTGACTCTGATGAACCAATTGCGACATTACCCCTCGTATCTATAGTTAAAGATTGTGTATTAGTTGACGTATGTAAAACTCTACCATCCTGTGTAGAATACAGTTGATTCAAATCATCACTTTTCATACCGATATGGAAAGTGAGAGGCATTCCTTCAGTAGTTGAAAATACAGCAGGGGAATCAGCTGTATCCCCGATAATTCCAATTCTGAAGTTTGCAGCTTCAGTTTGATCATCAACATTAATTTTATTTTTGATCGAAATCTGAGCATTTCTTACATTATAGTTAGCAGTTGCAGCAATATTTAGAGTATTTGTATTACCATATGTATCACCAATATTCCCCAAAGAAAGAAAAGAGGTTGTATAAATATTATTAATATCATTATTAATTAAATAACCAGCAGAGAAAAGACTATTATTGGTAATTTCATTAACAGCTTTTTTAATTTCAACGGTGAGATTACTAACATATTGATTATCAAAATTTTGACCAATAGTGATATTTTTAATTTGAAAGCTATTCGCAATGATGGATCCATCGCAAATCAAATCACTGCCAACATATAACCCAGAGGATTTTACAACATCTTCATCAAGAGTTGGATTTATTCGTTTTCGCGAGGTATGTACCCCAACAATATCTTTATTTACAATCAGGTTATAAATTGTATCAGTAGAATCACCTCCTTCTGGGGTATATTGTTCTCCAACAACTAGAAATTCATTATCATCTAAATCAAGATTTTCAACATTACTTGTATAACCCAAACCAATACCCAGCGATTTTATTTCAATTTGTGAAGGACCTGCTGTATCTAAAATCATTGTATTTTTAAGTATTATATTGTTTATATATGTTTACATTAAAAAAATAGAAAAAATGATTATTCAATACGATTTGCAAACCAAAGTATATATTTGAAAAACATGAATAAAATAAACAATATCCATAACAAAACCAAAGGGGTTGATATAGAGGAGATGCCATATAACAACAAAAATATTCTAATTTCACATGAGAACTTAAGAGATTTATTCAACAACAATGGACTCAATGGTATACAGTATCATGATATTAATTTATATAGAAATGCTTTCGTGCATAAATCATATTGTACAATGAAAAATTCAGATTTCACATCGGGAAATATTAAATGCCCAGAGGACTGTTTGCCTTTACAAGAAATATCTTATGAAAGGTTGGAGTTTCTTGGAGATTCTATATTAGGGATGATAGTAGCTGGATATTTATATGAAAGATTTCCTGATCAAAATGAAGGGTTTATGTCAAAAATCCGCACTAAATTGGTAAATGGTAAAATGTTAGGTTATTTGTCTGATCAAATAGGATTACCTAAATACGCGATTATATCAAAACAAGTAGAGGATGTAAATGGTCGAAACAATTATAAAATAATGGAAGATATATTTGAGGCATTTTTAGGAGCACTTTATTTAGATTTCCAGAGAGAAACAGATAAGCTTAATTTGCCAGTAGAAACAATATCAAAAGGGACGGGTTTCTTTATAGTTCAACGATGGATTATTTATATCATTGAAAATTATATAGATTTTGGGGAACTCATTGTATCTAAGACAAATTATAAAGACATGTTGGTATCTCATATGCAACATAATCTACAAGATCAACCAAGATTTTTCGAGGTGAATGTTGTGACAAAAGACAACTTGAAGATATTCACATATTGTATCAAAGACAAAAATAATACAGTGTTAGGAATCGCAGATGGTTCATCCAAAAAGGAAGCTGAAAATAATGTATCTCTCGAAGCTTTGAAATATTATAACATGAATCCATGCTGAATATTAGAAGGTTTAAGCATAAATTGTATAAATTTAAATAAAAATGAAACATTATTGGATAAATATAGATAAATGCACAGAAAGAAAAGATTTTATGGAAAAACAGTTTGTAGATCAAGGAATTGAAAATTGTCGTGTTTCTGCTTTTACACCAAGTGACTTTCCTGAATATTTGAATCACGAAGGTCCAATTACGTGTAAATACCCTGGGTGCACAACGTGTAATTATGAATTTGCATGTTTAATGAGTCATATCAAAGCTATACAGGCTGGTTTAGAATCTGGTGACGATTATTTCATTATATTAGAAGATGATATATATCTACCTTTTGTTATAGATTATGAAAGTATTATAAAAGATATGCCACGCGATACAGAGATACTTCAAATGCTCATTTTATATGGAGCAACCGTCAAATCATTGTATAACGTTTATAGAAATCAAGGACTAATGTTTTTGAAATGGCAATATCTGTTACCTTCTGCTGGCATGTATATGATAAGTAGAGAAGGTGCTCAAAAAATAGTAAATCTGTTTTACAAAAATGGCAAATATTCGTTTATGAGTTCTCCTTACCAGATTGTAGCAGATGTTTTATTATATGAGACAGCCAAAACATATGCAACAACATGTCCGTATGCATATCCTTATAGTATATTGGGTTCAACAATACATCCAGATCATATATCAGCTCATGAAAAAGCCATAAAAGATATAAAAGAAGTATTAAAAGAAGATATACCATATATAAAAAAGAGATGTTCTAATGATTCAAGAATGTGTCATCATTAAAGAAATAAACAGCTATAAGTTTTTTTCTCATATTTCTAAGTTCATCTCCACAATAACAAAAGTTATCATTGTTTGTGTGATCCAATTCATAACTGGTAATCCATTTCTTGAATAATGTATTATATAGTTCCACACATTCGTTTATAAGCGGGTATTTATCTATTTTATTGGTTGCTAACATTTGAGCTTCTTCTGCTAAGCCTATAATATGTAAAAAGTGTTTTGTAATACAGTCGCGACATCTTTTGTTTTTGTTTGCAAGATGTTCTTCCAATAAAATAGATTGTTTAACAATTTGTTGCATATTGTATCTAGGATCACTAACCGGATCAATACCGGAACAAGAAGAAACAGAACATTTACTAGGTTGTTTTGTTATTTTGACATTTGTGCATTTGCTATTGACAAGAGGTAATGTGATAACAATCATCAGAAGTAACCAAACTACAATTATTTGGTAAATTTCCATCTTATTCTATTTAAATAAAATATATTCTTCTATATTAATAAGCATCGAAACAAAATATGATGTTTGAGAAGTATTTGAGAGAATATCTTGATCATAAAGTGCAAGAAGTATTTTCAAATATTGAAAACCAAAACGGGGGGTGTTCAAAATGTCAAGGTAAAAATGTAAGAAAAAGTGTAACAAAAAAATCAAAAAAAGAAAACAAATCAAAGCCGGTGAAAAAATCAAAGCCGGTGAAAAAATAAAAAAGTAAAAAAACATTTACACCATTACAACATAGACTCCAATGCCTCAATCCTAGTCAATGCATTTTGAAGATCAGACTTCAAAGTGTCTACTTCATCATTCAACGCGGTTATTTGATTGGCTTGTAAGTTTATTCTTATAACTAAATCTGTTTTTTCACTTTCAAGGGCATATGAAATGAGTTCATAAGAATCATCAATTTGTCCTTCAAAGTTTTTGCGTGTCAAAACGTTTTCTACAATCGATTCAACTTTTTCAGTGTTCATGAAATATTCGCTTGATTCTGGAAGTGAGGTTTGGAAAACCTCGTAAAAGTTTTCAATATCAACAATTTCTATATTTTTAACAGTCAAAGTACCATTAACATATAGAGAATTGTCATATAAATTATTTTCAATAAATTTATTACTTGTTCCTTGTACAATTCTGTCAAGTGTTGAATCGTAAACAGCAGTTTCTAAGCCTTGAATACTATTATTTATCGTAACAACATTGGTATTAAGAGAATTTATATCGCCTATCATGTGATCATTTATATCCAAAAACATATTGCTAACATAATCTGTGACACTGTCCATATTGTAAATATTTTGGAAATCAACATTACTTAAAGCATTATAGAGAATATTCGATACACTTTCGAATGTCACTCTTCCAGCACCAAAATCATAGTTTGATATAGAATTGGAATATTCAAATAAACTATTGTTATATATAGAATCGATATTTGTGTCAAATTCATCTAAAAGTTCAATATTTTTCACACGCAATGTACCATTGATAACCATTGAATCATTGTATATATTGTTAACAATGTATTTATTGCTATTTCCTTGATAAATTTTATCAAGATTTATACCATAAACAGCATAACGAAATTCATCCAAACTATCAGTTATAGTATCTAAGTAAGGAGTAAAAGGATTGGATGTAATATAATTACTGCTCCATAAGACATGAGATACACGATCTTGAGTAAAGTATAGATTTAAACCTTCTTCTAATTCTGTTGTTGTTTTGTCAGATAAGTTTACATTGACAAGATTTGTACCGTCTCCATAAAACTCATCTGCTCTTATACTACCTTGTATATGTATATTATGTATGGGATCGTTTACGTTTCCAAAAAAACCATTATTTTTCATTGTAAAAATGTTTGTATAATCATTTGATATTTTGAAAACATCACCAGTACCAATTTGTTTAATGTTGAAAGTCGATTTGTCAGTATAATTAACAATATCAAGACATTCAGAACTATAAACAGATTTGTTAAGAATCGAAATATGATTATTAACAATAATGTCATCTACTTCCAATGTGCCAGCAATTTTTACATCTCCCAACGAGTTTGTATTTAAACCACCTCCGCCACTACCATCACCTGTTCCTCCAATTTGATTGAAATTAGTAATTGTTTCACCATTGAGAGTAAAAGAATGGGTATCAATACTTTGAACATTTACATTTTGAGCATATATATTTTTCCATGTATCAATTTCAGCTCCTATGTCATATTCGGCTCTATTTTTAGGCAACAAGTGACCACTTATTTTAGTATTTACTAAAAGATCGATTGTGTCTTCGTTAAAAGTTGCTAATTTGGTCATCAAATTACTTGTTTGAACACCAATATAAGCATGTTGATAATTGTCTGCATAACCTGTACCATAAATAGCAACATTTGCTTGATTATTATATAAAAAAGTGTTTTCATTACTATTATTTGCAACGACAGCTATGTGAGAATCTTCAAAGACTGAAGAAAAACTTGCAGCTGTTGGTGTATGCAATGATGTCACACCAAATGGTATATCATTTTCGAAAGACATGAAGTCTTAAACTCTAATAATCTTTATTATTTTTTTTCACACCATCTTTACCTAGATATAGTTTTTAACAATTCAATAATTTTAGGGAAAGATTTCTTATTATTGCGATCATATTCCAAACCTGTTGAATCGCAAAATGTGTCGAATGCGTCATATAATGTTTTCAATAAAATGGCATATTCATTGACAAATTTCAAATCAGTATCGAGCTTATTTTTTTTGACAAATTCTTCATGATTGTTAATATTTGTAGTATCGATATTATCATATTTCATAATGTTATAAATGATTATTCTTTTATACAAATCTTTTTCTTCGTAAAACTTTATTTCTTTTTTGAGCATTTCAGGTGTATAATGCTGTACATTATTGAGTTGTATAAAATCGATCAATTCTTTTTTGTTCATTTTGATAAATTCGCGAGGTATTTTTTTGTTTTTTTTTAAGAAATGTATTTCAATGTTTTGAATCAAATGGTCTTTTGGGACATTATTGAAATTAATTTCATTATCAAGACTTTTTGAAGAGGTTATAAGTGAATATTGAAGACATATATCGTATAATTCCTTTTTCTTCAATTTATCAATATTGATTATTTTGTTGTTTGTATTTTTCTTATTATAAGTTTTGATTAATGCAAGAAGTTCAACTTTTGAATAATTTTCCATTATATATCCAATCTAATATATTTATTTCATTTTTTTCTTTTTGAGTATTAGATCAATGGTACCTTTCATCTTTGTACTGGATTTGGACGGAACAATTATAGGAGATTGTTGTTATCAAGTGATTTTGAAAGAAATTGATAATGTACTAAAGTCCAATAAGCAAACTATTGTCAATAAACAAATGTTATCAAAATGCTATAGTGAAGAAATGAAGTTACTCCGTCCTTATTTTGTATATTTTCTAAATAAAATCAAAAGATACAATCCAGAAAGCCAATTTTATGTTTACACAGCATCTGAGACATCATGGGCGAATACTGAAATATCAATGCTTGAAAAGACAAATGGTATTAAATTAAACAGGCCTATATTTTCGCGAAAGGATTGTTTTTTAGATAGTGAAGGTATGTACAAAAAGTCTATTACAAAAATACTTCCACAAATACAAAAAAATAACAAAAACTTCAAAATTGGCGAAAAGAATATTTTAGTAATTGATAATAACCATGTTTTTATAGATTATTTGTCAAATTTCATCCTATGTCCATCTTATGATTATATTCTATTTTGTAATACATGGAATAAAATCAAATTGCAACATTTAAGAAATGGTGAAATAGCCAATTTTATCAAAAGATTAATTGCTTCCAACAAAACATGTCAATATTTTGAGGAAAAAGAATGTAATAGGTATCAAGAACTGAAACATAAATGGTATTTCAAAAAGTATAAAAAACTGAACAAGCACAATAAGAAATATTTAAAAGATAGTTTCTGGAAAACAATTGCAGATAGGATTGTTTCAAAACAAATTGTAGAGTTTAATAAACATACGGTTAGATCATTGACAGATTAATTGATAGGTTTTGTGCAAACTCCTGTCAAGAATTTTGAAGCAGGATAAAGAAGCCTGAAATTTATGAATTTTTCATTATTTAGATGATGAATATTTGTCTTGTTATTTTTAATATATGCGACTCCGGTTGTTAATACAGTTTCTTTCATTTCGATTGGATTTGGGTCTTTCATTTCAGTATTCCAATAAAATATTTTGGTATTATCAGGAGCTGGTATTTCCAAATCGATGGTGGTATGATGATCTGAATATTCTGTAGAAATTTCAGGAATATACGAGGGTCCCAAAAATGGGAAAAATGTGTTTCTGTTTGAAAAAATGTAAACACAACATATTATATCCATTATTGCAGCTATTTTGAATGTTATATCAATATCAATGAAAGAGAGAAATATAGACATCGAAAGATTAAAAAATATGATAATCAACATAGCAAACGCATGTAAATAAGAATCTATTTTGTCAACCATATTTACAGTAATCTATATAATATATATATATTTATTTATACATTGTATTTTGAACGACAGGCTGGAATGTTTCAACTAGTGGATCTTGCATATCGTTACATTCGTGTAATGACTTTGTATTATATGGACAACAACAACATATATTAGATCTACTAAAATCGTTATAGTAAATAACATAGATTAGGAATTCAATGATCATTGCGAACATTTTTTAATAATATGTTACATTTAAAAGTGATGTATTATATATAAAATGATGTGTTATAAATAAAAATGATACAAAATTTAAAAAAAATGATATCATAACTGTTATTATATGTTTGAAATGATTGAAAAAAAACTACTCAAGGAAAAAAGAAGATTGAGAAAGAGTAAGAAAGGTGTTGGTTTTCAAAAAAGAAAAAAGGATACAATATTTGACCAAATTAACCAAGACATTGAAAAAGAATATAAATGTATTGATTTTCAATATGAAATTGATGGAAATCTTAATGAGCAAAAAGATTTGGTATATCAGCCAGCCAAATTATTAAACGAAAACTTGGAATTGAGTCTAGAGGATTGTGAACTGAATAAGTTTTTGACAGCATTTGCAAACTTTCAATCTATGAATAATATTGGATTTTTAAGTGCAAAAATGGAATCAAAAAATTGGATACAAGTGAACAATTTTATATTTTCTTATATTCAAGATCTAGTAAAACAACAAAATGTGCATAAAATTGTTGAAAATTATGGATATTACAATGGTTTGAGGTGTCTTATTAGATTTTACAAAAATGAATTAAAAATTGATAATCTTCGAACAGAGGATGAAATATTGAATCATATATTCAATCAAGGTGAATTGGTAAATATGACAGAAACAACATTGGCAATTTTTCGAGAAATAATTGATTTCCCGATGTATAATCATAAAACAATGATTTGAAAAGAGTTGGTATTTGAAGATTATAGATTTAACAATTTTGAGAATTTAGAAAGATACTTTCTAAGAAAAAGTACTTAAAGATTAAAATATATATAGTTGTAGGCCATTAGTGCCTCCCGTTCTGATAGCTCAGTTGGTTAGAGCATTCGGCTGTTAACCGAAGGGTCGTCGGTTCAAGTCCGTCTCAGAACGTGTAATTTTTTTTATATAAAAGTATTTTGTATTTTTATTACAAATGATTCCATTGATAATGGGACATCGTGGTGTTGTTGAATATGGTTATGAAAATTGTTTGTCTGCAGTAAGTATAGCCAAATCACTGAATGTGTTTGCAATTGAAGTAGATGCTCGTGTTACAAGAGATAAACAGGCTATTGTTTTTCATGATGAAAGTATCAAAATGCCAGATGAGACATGTTATTATATCAAAGATTGTGACTACAAAGATATTAAAAAAAACAGATTATATATTCCACTTTTGAAGGACATGCTTACAGGTTGTAAGCAAAATGATATATTTTTAAACGTTGAAATAAAATGTCTTGACAAAGACATTGAAACTCCAAAGATTATATGCAATAATATAAAAAGATATGGTAATAAACAGTCAGTTGTTATATCATCTTTTTGTCTGAAGGCTCTTGAGATTGCGAAATATATAGCAACTGACTTTGACATAATGTTTATAGTAAAGAAAATACCAGAGAACTGGGTAGATTCTTTAATAAAATATCGGTGTAAGGGAATAGTTGTATCAATAGATCATAATCATTTAAATGACATCATAAAAATGAAAGAATTCAATTATTCAATATATGTGTATACTGTAAATGAAAAAGAAATGTTTCAAAGGCTTATTTCACTGGGAATTGGTGTTATAACAGACTTTCCACATACATTCAGTAAGTATATATAAAGTTGCGTTGAAAACATCAATAATTATTTAAACATATTAAAGTAAATAACATATAGTATGAATTATCAAGATATGCCTTTTTCATCTGGTATTGACAGTAAAGATATTTTATTCAACAAAAAGAAAATAAGTAATGACGTGTTATCAATGTCATCTGCATCTTCAAGTTGTTCATCTATATCTGATACAACTTCAAATAGTACAGTATCATACAAAGAAAGGTCAAAATTTATAAAAGAAGATGACACGGAAAGTAAAAAAAGTGTAAATGAAAGTGAATATGAAGACGAAGATTCTGAAGACGAAATTGATATCAAGCAAACAATCAATTCTCATAATAATCATAATCATAATCATGAAAGTCATAAGACTGTTTTAAATGAGAAGATGGAACTTCTTTATCAAATGGAGAGACTTGAGTCCAAGGGGTATAAATTACCTTTTAAATTCAATTTAGAGTCAAATATTCACGAGATGAGATCTGAATATGCGAAGCTTATTAAAGAAAAGGAGACAGATGCTAGTGTGAGATTTCAAAGGAAAATGTTAATGGCTTTTGTTACAGGAACAGAATATTTAAATACAAGATATGACCCTTTTTCTGTTCGTTTGGATGGTTGGTCTGAGCAAGTTCATGACAATATATTAGATTACGATGACATATTTGAAGAACTTCATGTTAAATACAAATCTGCTGGAAAGAAAATGTCACCAGAACTGAGATTATTTATATCACTATCGGGTAGTGCATTTATGTTTCACTTAACAAGTAGAATGTTCAAAGAGACTCCTTTACCGGGTGTTGAAAATGTACTCAAATCAAATCCTGATTTAATGAAACAATTCCAATCTGCTGCTGCAAAACAATATATGTCTGGAAATACAGAAACTGAAAGTTCAAAACCGGGCCTTTTTGGAATGGTAAGCAATCTCTTTAGTAATCTCAATTCAGGTCCTTCACAAAGACAAATGTATGAAGAAGATACACCACAACAGTCTTATCAAGATATTGACAAGATTATAAATAATGTTCATAATAAAATATCACTCAATAGCGATCAAAACAATATCGAAACATTATCTGTAAGTGACGAAGAAATAACATCTATTATAGAGGATACTGCTGATATTAAAATATTAAAATCTGGAAAAAATAAAAGAACCTTAAATCTTTAAATTATTATTTGCTTGATCTCATTTTTTTGAAAACATCTTTCGAAGACTTCATTAAACCTTTGCTTGAAGATATTTTTGAAGGCAATTTTCTTAAGGTTCTCAATGGTTTTGTGAGGGAAGTTGACATTTCTTTTTCTAATTTTTCATAGTTATTGCTAATGTAAATTATAGAACCAAATATGATTGGTAAAATAATGACCATTAAAAGAACCATAAATAATACAATAATTTCAATGATTGCACCGCCAGTGAGAATTTCTCTGCGAATATCATCAGAACATCTACATTTTTCATTCACGAGGAATCGTGTATAAACAAGAACCATGTAGAAATAAACGATACAAGTTGTATAGAATATCAATTTGAGTATTGTATATATTATAGCCATTGTATTACCGAACATACTTCTAATAGTAGTTGTAGGAACAAGAGATATAATAATAACTATTGTTAGAGCAAATATAGTATATGATTTTATCAGATCTCTGTAAGGATGAACAGAACACTCGCATCCAATTGATTCTAATTTGGTTAAATATGTGTACATGATTACCAAAAAGAGGATAATCACAAAATTGATAGCAATATTCGCTATGTATTCCATTGTCTAATATATGACAAGGAAATTTATTTTTGAGATAAAAAATTCATGATCAAAAACTTTGTAGAACTATTGAGTTTATCTTTATCAATAGATTCAAGATATGCACAAACCGATTCACTTTTGTTAAAAAATATATAAAGTATTTCTAAACAAAAATCAGTAACATGAACTTTCATTTTGTCTTGATGAAAGATTTGAAACATGTCTAATACTTCATTTTGTAATAGTTGACTCAAACAATTATTTTTATAAATATCCCATATGAGTTTAATACCCTGAAAGAGATTTATTGTTTCTTTTTTCCACTTAACATATTGACAATAAATATCATATAATTCTTCATCATTAGAATTGATCAATACATTATTTTCCAAAATTAAATTACACGGATACCATTCCTTCTTTTTAACGAATTTCTCAATATTTTCTGTAATCATGTCTTTATCCAAAAACATCATCACATCTATATATGTTGGGTTGAAGGATTTTTTCATAAAACCCCATAATACACTATAAACGATTTGTTGATCTTTTTCGCTTTTGACGTCTTGAATAAAACTTTGAATTTTAGGTAAAAGTGTATCTTTGTTATTTGTAGATAATTTATTCATCATACCTGTGAAGTTCTTCTGAAATTTAACGTCATCAGTACAATTTCTTGGTAAAATTTGTAATTTATTGATTTTTCTTTCTTTATCATGTTTCACATATTTCTTTTCATGTATATCTCCGGAAAAACATTTGGTTTTGAGAATTTCTTTTTTCTTCATTTCAAGTCTTTCATTCAATTCATTTGAAAATGAAGACAATGAGTTTTTAAATACATTTAAATCGATTTGTATTGCATCTTCTGTATGTTCTACCATGAATATAATATCAAATTTGACATAATCTTATATAAGAATTTGTTAAATTTGTATATATCAACCGATGAATTGTATACAATTTATCGAAGATATAGAAGAAGATATATTTTGCAAAGAACTTATATATAGAACAGTGGTTATTACAAATGATGATATTGATAAGTCAATTATTGAAAAATGTTTGACAGAAAAAGATTATAGTGTTTTATCAGTAGATGAAAATGCTTTGAATATCAATTTTAATAATATTGACAAACGTATTGTATTAATAAATCAATCTATGTTTTCGGAATTTATTCACCATATGGAAGAAAATAATGGAGGTTTCGCAAACTCTTCATTCAATTGTATTGGAATAAGTTATGATATTGACAAATGTAGGATAGGAGAATTTTTACAAACTTACTCAGATAAAATGAAAAATTCAATTATATTTATGAGAAAGTAAAAAAAATATTACTATACATTAGTAAAGATGGTTAAAAAAGGTTCCTCTTCTAAGTCTTCTCTTAAACAAGACAATTGGTTATTTTACACTTTAATTGGTATTGGTATTGTTCTTTTTATCGCACTTGGTTATCTTCTATTTTCAGGAAAATGCTTTGAAAAGTTCACAAACTCTCCTGCATCTCTTGAATATTATTATATGAAAAAATGCCCTCATTGTAAAGACTTTAATACTGTCTGGGATGGTCTCAAAGATAGATTAGCAAGTGAAAAAATGGAAGTTAACTTAGTTAAAATAGATTTGCAAGATCCTAAAAATAAAGATAAAATTGAAGATATTTCCGGTGCACCTACCATAATGTTTGTTCATGATAAAACTCGTAAAGAATATAATGGCAAACGCGATCTTGATGAAATTGTCAAATTTCTTAAGACTGAAATAAAAGCTCCTCAAGAAAAAGCTGAAACTGTTTCAGTGTCTGCTTCTGAAGCTCCTACTCCTGAGTAAATCTTTTTCAAGATATTATCATTATATATATTAACATATACAATATAAGTTAGTATGCCGCCTCATATTTCTATTTCAGACTTATATGAACTTAAGAATAAAAAAGATAGATCTCGTATCAATACTTTCAACATTATTTTGAATAAATGTCATGACAAAATTAAAAAAATTGCGGAACAAGGAGGTATGAGTATTTTCTTTGAGATACCCTTTTTTACACTTGGTTTTCCATTATATAATGTAGAAGATTGTGTAGAGTATATCACTGATGCATTAAAAAAGAATGGGTTACTTGTACAAATATTACCAAAACCCAATAATAACACAATATATATTTCATGGAAACCAAATGATGTTACCATGAAAAAACGACTAACAACTTCTAAGCCATTTTAAATGAAATATGTACAGTTTCTTCTTTTTTCAAAATAATACTAACATATATATGTTTGTTTATCACAAATTTCATATCATTAGATTCATACTCTACAGACTGTGATTTCGTAATAAATCTTTCTAAAAATGCAATATATTCTTTTAAACACTTAAAACTGATTTTAAGATTATCAAATAGTTCGGTTTTGAAAATCATACTCCAAACATTAATATCACAAATAAGATCTTCTAAGTCAAATATCCCAACTATTTCATGGTCATGTTTTTGCATTTTATTAATTATTTTTGGTATAACATATTTTTCTATAATTTTTTCATCATTACTTAGTCTCTTTTTTAATTCAATAAATGAATTCACTATCTCTGGATTAATTTCTTGCATATTTGGTAATATTTTATCTCTTATTTTACCTCTCATTGACCATTCTGGTGTACTATCTTGTAAAAATGGAATATTCATATTTTTTGCATATTGAATAATATCTATTTTACGAACGTTCAGTAAAGGTCTCCAAAACAGTATTGAATCTATGTTTGATAATACTTCAAATCCAGATAGATTTTTGTAATTGTATTTCATACTAATATTTGTAATAATGTTTTCAAAACAGTCATCTTTATTGTGACCAAGTAGTACAACGTATTTATCTTTATTCAAAATACCTGCCACCTGTTTGTATGTATCGTATCTTATTTTCTTAGTCATTTCTTCGTATAAATCACGCAAACCATTGTTTCTACAAGAATCTCTTGTTATTTCTGTAATTTTTCTATGAAATATTTGTATCTTCATTAACGAACAATATGATTTGATGAAATTAATTTCATTTTTACATTCTTTACGATTATTGTAATTAATGTGTACCGCTACAATATTTTTATTGGGATAATGTTTTTTCAACAAATGTAGACATACAAAGCTATCTACACCGCCTGATATAGAAACAATTACCAAGTTGTCATGATCAATATCTTGTATTTGTGTGATAAATTCTTTTTCTAAACTCATTTTCGTTATATCAAATATGATAGACTCCGTTGGATAATGCTCCAAAATGCTTTGAAATTGTGACCATGGTGGATTGTAATTTTCGATTTTTTTCAAAGTATTGTTTTGATGCCGAAGAATATCTTGAGTATTTAATTTATAAATATCGCGAATACAATAATAAAGAAACTTTTTGTAAATTTTCTTATCATCATGGCATGAAAGTTCACTGTTGTGTTTATTTATGATAAACTCGATTATAAAGTTTATTCTTTGTATATCTTGAATATGTCTGAATGGTAGAAAAATGAAACACCATTCATTAGCGGTTATAGATGTGAAAATATCTAAATTTGTATATAATGTAGACATAAATTCGAGAGCCAAATCTCTGGCGATCAAAGAATATTCACGACAGTTGACAGTTGTTATCCTATTGTAATGTCTTGGAACTTGGTCATAAGCTATTATTGTACCAATAGTAAAAGCTTTGTCATGTGTATTACATTTCAGTTGCACAGTATCATCTTTGCATAGAATTGAAAAATATTTTTCAGAAATGTACTTGTCGAAAATTGATGATTTTGAGAACCATTTATCTTTATTTTCAAACCATTCATGGTATAGTTCTGTGTATTTTGAACACATATGTCATATATAATTCATAAAATATGTTTAAATCTTTTTAAATTATAAAAAAAGGAAAGAATTGTACTTAAAATTGAGAAAATTCTTGAGAAGAAAATCCCGAGATTTCACCAGAAGTATTGGTTTCTGGTGCAAAATTTAAAAGATCATCAGAATTTCCAGCAGTTTGTGCAGGTTGAGCGGGTTCAGCAGGTTGAGCAGGTTGAGCAGATTGAGCGGGTTTTTTCTTTTCCTTCACGGGCATAGAATCTTGCATATTCATCATACTTTCGGCAATTTGTTGAGCATTCTCTTGGGATATGTTATTCATTTTGCTTTCAGCATCAACAGTGACAAGTGCTTTTTTGTAAGTAAACATTGAGGAAAATGTAAATACAATGATGACTAAGCAATGGAAAACAATGATTGCGGTAACAATCCATGCATAATAACCACAAGCATTATTTGAATTTCCTTTTACAATACATGTTAGCTCAAAAAGGGCAAGAGCAACAGGGAAAGTAATGATAAGTATCATGAATAAAATAGTAGTTACTCTCTCAACAAGTGAAACTTCAGTACTAGTTAATAAAACTGAAAGACAAATTACAAAGACAACTGCGGCAATGGCGAACCCAGCATATTTTGATTGTTCAGAACCAATAAATAAATCAAAAAAGGACATCTCTATCTATTTCAATACAAAGAAAAATAAAAAATGATATTAAGTCTTAAATTCTAAAATAAAACATGGGGATACCATTATATTTTTCTACAATAATTAAAAAATATGATAATATTATTTCAAAACAAAAACCTTTAAATATTGATTATTATTTTCTTGATTTCAACGGAGTTATACATCCAGTATGTAAAAACATGCTTGATACAAAGACGTTTACAGAAGATGGATTAATAAAGAAACTACATACTAAAGTGAAAAATGATACGATAGAGTTTAAAGCCAAAAAAACATTTATATGCGTTGATGGATCTGTTCCCATGGCAAAAATTATACAACAAAGGAAGAGGCGGTATTTAGCTGTATATCGAAATAAAATAGACGATGTCAAACCTCAATGGGATACAAATGCTATTACACCCGGAACAGAATTCATGAAAAAACTGGACACATATTTTGAAAGTAATCCTCAAGAAAACGTAATTTATAGTGGAAGTAATATTTCAGGAGAAGGTGAGCACAAAATTTTCCAGTATCTAGAAAAAGACGACAAAATATGTGTTATAAACGGTCTTGACGCTGATCTAATAATACTATCATTGTTGTCGAATAAAAAGAACATATATCTTATGCGTGAAGACGTTGAAACAACTTATGTATCAATAGATAAACTACGTAATGCTATAATATGTGAATTAACGAGAAAATGGGAAGTAAATGACAGTCAAAATTCGATTGATATAATCGAATCATATTGTGTTATGTGTTCCTTGATGGGAAATGACTTTATTCCTCATCTTCTAACGTTAAATTTCAAATCAAATGGTTATGAGAAATTGATAACATATACGGGGAATTCCATAAGAAAAAACGGATTGCTTGTATCAGAAGGAAAAATCAACTATAATACACTTATAGGTATATTTCAAGAATTGAATACAACCGAAGATCAAGACATTCATCGTGAAACAGAAAAATACATGAAGCAATGCTTTAATGAGGAAACTAAACCTAGCGAATATTATGGATTTAAAAACAAGGCATTGTTTACAAAAGAAATTTATGCAAATTTGCAAAAATGGCGAATTATATATTACAGGATGGTATTTAATACAAATATATTAACAAACACTACCGTTGTGCAACAATCTTGTGAACAATACTTGTATGGAATATATTGGACATATCATTATTATAAAAAATTTGAATATGATAATACATGGTTTTACCCATATCAGTATCCTCCAACGATAAAAGACATATATAATTATACAATTGGAAATAAAAGTCCTGTAATGATTGATAATAAATTTGAAATTCCAAACAGTATACAGCTTATGATAGTAATGCCAAGAGAAAGCAAAGAGTTGGTAAATAAACGGAATCGCCAATTTTATGAAAATGAACAATCAAGTTTGTACCATTTATATCCTAAAGAGTATTCGATCCAAACATACCTGAAAAAGCATTTATGGGAATGTGAGCCAATTCTACCAATAATCAACTTGAAATATATTTCAAAATATATAAAATGAAGGCAACATATATATATTAAAGTTGATGTATGAATAAAGTAGTAGAAAATGAAAAAAAGACTAATAACAGACCACAAACATGTAGAAATTGTGGGATAAATGGTCATTTATATAAAGATTGTATACATCCGGTAATGAGTTTTGGTGTAATTTGTTACAAAATTGTAAATGGTGAAATCAAATTTTTAATGATACAAAGGAAGGATAGTCTATCCTTTATGGAGTTTATAAGAGGTAAGTATAATACAAACGATATTGTTTATATAAGAAACTTGATACATTCTATGACACAAAATGAGAAAAGTCTTATATCATCAAGATCATTTGAAGATGTATGGAACTATGCTTGGTACCAAAACAATGTGTCAAATATTAAACATACGAACGAATATACAGAGTCTCGAAATAAATTTGAGTATTTGAAAGATCGTCAAATACTAGAGAAACTTGTAAATAATAGTTTTTTTGCATCTGAGCATGAACAAGAATGGGGATTTCCAAAAGGAAGAAGAAAACTAAAAGAATGCGATATTGATTGTGCAATTCGAGAGTTTTGTGAAGAAACAAGACTTTCAATCGATGATATAGAAGTTATTGATAATATTGTACCTTTTGAAGAAATTTTCTTTGGTACAAACAATGTTTTATACAAACATACTTATTATGTTGCAAAAATAAAAGATAATACTTTGGATGTTTGCATTGACAAAAATTGTTTAGAACAGATAAGGGAAGTACGTGCTTTAAAATGGTTTAATTACACTGAAACAATCAATCATATCAAACAATATAACATTGAAAGACATCAGATTGTGAATAAAATAAATGAAATACTGAAAGAAAAAGAAAAGATATTATAGTATAATAGATTAATGGTCAAAAGTCTTCTTAAGAGGCCTCTCACTGTTGAAGATTGTATATATTGGTCACAAAACAAAACAAAGAATCCTATCACAAAGTACAATCTTAAAGAAAATAGCAAATTATTAAAAGAGATTGAAGAAGAATGTAGATCTATTCTTGAACAAAAAGAGGTACCTAAAAAAACTTTTGAGAGTAATTCTCATTATCCTGATTTGGAAGACCCTGATTTTGCTTCTAAATTAAGTGAACTTTATGAATACTATATTTACAAGGTGGAAAAATACAAAAATATTAAAAGTCAGAAAGAATATTGCGAAAAATCAAACGAATTATGCTCATCTTTTGAAAAGACTCTTTATCAGTATTTTGTCAGTAATTATATATCAACACGAACACCTTATAAAGGGATATTATTATATCACGGGGTTGGTGTTGGAAAAACATGTTCGTCAATTACACTTGCTGAAACATTTCTTGTAAATCATAATATAGATGATGAACCAAAAATATGGGTAATAATGCCTCAATCGTTAAAATATGGGTTTAAAGAACAGGTTTTCAACATTGACAATTATGATAACTTTGAAGAATTGAAAAACCAATGTACTGGGGATTTATACATTAAGTTGACAAATCTCATGAATAATGGTGACAAAGATAAGGCAAAAAATAGTATTAAAAAACTCATTAATTCTAGATATCAAATTTTTACTTATGAAAAATTTGTGTCATTTATTGAAACAGAATATACATCAAAACAAAGGGTTGTAAAAGATAAAGTAATAATTATAGACGAAGCCCATAATATAAGAACAAATGAAAATATGGAAAAGGGTATTTATTCTAAACTAGTTGAAGTTGCCGAGACTGGTATCAATAATAGGATGGTTCTGTTATCAGCAACACCCATGTACAATATAGCTGATGATATTCTGTATCTATTATATCTATTAGTTTTGAATGACAAAAGAGATATTTTAAAATTGCCATTACCGTCATTAGATAATGCAAGTGATACAGATATGAAAACAATAAAACAGTTATCAAGTAACTATATATCATATTTACGAGGTAAAAATCCTTTTGCGTTTGCACTAGAATTATCTCCAAAGAACTTTTATAAAGATGTTGAATACTTAGATCAGGAATTTAATATTGATTCAAATGGTAATACAATTGATAAAAAATATTCAAATTGGTTATCAAACATTAAAGATAGTATAGTGGTTTCTGAAATGGGCGAATATCAAAAAAAACATATTGAAAACAAAAATAATGTAAATATTTTGAATTTACAAAATACAAATATTGTATACGACTATGATTTAGGTGAAAAAGGATTTAATACATTCTTTCGCAGAACAGGTAATGAAAACGGTTTGACTGTACAATACAATACAAAATACATGAATGCTCTATATCCAGACAAAGATCATTTAATGAAATATTCAGGAAAAATTAACAGTATATCCAAAATAATAAAGAAAACTGATGGAATAATAGTAATATATTCTGGATATATATGGAATGGTATAATACCAATGGCTGTATGTCTTGAACACATGGGTTTTCAAAGAGAAGAAGGTCGAAATATTCTCAATAAGCCGAAAATAATTGATAATCCTCCCAAATATAATTTGAAGCGATCTCCAAAATATTGTATCTTATCTAGTGACAATAGTGATATTATGAAAGGAAGTTCTATAAATAGTCTTGTAAACAAGATAAATAGTGATGATAACATTGATGGATCACAGATAAAGGTTATACTTATTACACCTGTAGCAAGCGAAGGTCTCAGTTTTTATAATATACGAGAGATTCATATTATGGAACCATGGTTTCATTTTAACAAAATTAAACAAGTTATTGGAAGAGGAATCAGGAATTGTCGTCATCAGAAACTTCCATTAGAAAAAAGAAATGTTAGTGTATTCATACATGTAAGTCGTTATAATAGTGAAAAGGAATCTCCTGATATGCATGCTTTGAGAATATCGTCTCATAAATTTTCACTTATGAATAAAATTGATAATGTTATACGCAATAATGCTGTTGACTGTTTTCTTATGAAAAATTTAAATTACTTTCCCAAAAGTCTGTTTGAGTTAGGAAAAATGAAAATCAAAACATCACAAAATCAAGAGATACTGATTGATTTTGGAGACGATGAACAAATGAAACCAGAATGTAAAAATATAACGAATATAAAATATACTGGATTCAGAAAAGAAACATATAAGCATTTTTTCCCGATAATTCAAAACAAATTGAGGAAAATATTTTTAGAAAGTATACGACAAGATAAATGGTATATACCAATGCAACATCTTATTGACAATATCCAATTTGATAAGAATATTATTTACCAAGCAATTGAACAATGTTTATATCCAAACAATTTTATAGATGGGTTTATTATTGTTTTATACAATAATGGACTTCATATTACGAAGGTGCAAACTCAAACAATCAAAAAGATAAAATTAGTTAAATCTGTCAAGAAAAGTGTTGTGAAAACGAACTGTTCAAAAAGAGATCTCATAAAACTTACTAAAAAACATACAACAAATATTGTTTATCATTTATATTTGTCACTTAATAAAGATTGTTTTATCAACTTAGTGAAAGACATTGTTGAAAAGAAGGAATATGATGAAACAACAATGTTCATAGCAGAAGCATTGTACACAAATGGTGTATTAATAAAAAATACAGACATAACTTCAATCAACAACCAGTCAAATTATATTGGATATGTTAATATTTATAACAATGATTATGAGCCAATTGTGTATGTAAATAATGGATATCGTGATGTTACTGAAAGAGAGATGAAACAGCTCATGTCAAATAGAAAAGAGAGAAAACTAATGACAAATGTTGTAAATGAAAATTTACCATGGGGTGTAATAAGTCCTGAACAGAAAAAAAATAAGTTCAAAATTTTCACTCCAGGCAAGGGTAAAGGTGTGAAGACTGGTAGAGAATGTTCCACTTTTGAAAAAGATATTCTAGAATCATTGTTGAAATTGTTGAATAATGATAAAAGAGGGAATAAGAACGAGAATTGTAATTTTATTTTAAACAGTTTAATAGAAATGGGGCGAATAAATATTAATCCTTTATATATTCCTAAATAGAAAATGTTTTTGTGTATGATTTTGTAGCATCAAACATAACATTTTTTTTGAGATATACAAAAGCAACATCAAATAAGAATGAAAATAGAATTGCCAATTGTTTATTCCATTTATTGTTAACAATACCTTTCATTATTTCAGTAGTATTCTTTACACCAAACACAGTTTGAAATTCTTTAATGCTTATAAAATCAAGCAGTTTTTGTTTAATATAATCATTTTCAGCAATACAGAAATTTGCAGCAAACTCGATAGGATTTTGTTTTTTTGGTTTTTCCAAATGAGTTGATGTGATTTCATCAACATGTTGAACATATTGTGTAAATTTTAGATATACTACTGGATCGTCTTCATATTTCCAAAATATGCTTTGATTTTTTTGATTTGGAAATTTGTTCAAAAGATCAGGGTCCATTATATAATTTGATTATACTCTATCAAGACGTCATTTTTTCATATATCTATTTTGAGAGAGAAATATATTTAACTTGTTACAAACTGTTAAACAATCGCTTTAAGCCTTTTCAGAGAGTACATATCACAAATTATTTCAGATTTTTATACAACTTTTATTTTTTCTAGAATTTTCAGAGATATGTACTCTTCCAATTAATCTGTTACAAAACTGTTAATTAATCGCTTTAAGCCTTTTCAGAGAGTACATATCACAAACTATTTCAGATTTTTATACAACTTTTATTTTTTCTAAAATTTTCAGAGATATGTACTCTTCCAATCAACCTGTTACAAAACTGTTAAACAATCGCTTTAAACCTTTTCAGAGAGTACATATCACAAACTATTTCAGATTTTTATACAACTTTTATTTTTTCTAAAATTTTCAGAGATATGTACTCTTCCAATCAACCTGTTACAAAACTGTTAAACAATCGCTTTAAACCTTTTCAGAGAGTACATATCACAAAC